CCGCGGTCACGCACTCGACACGATAGTCGCCGGGCACGATGCCGGTGCCGTACGGCGTCGCGTCGAGCGTCATGGCGCCGTCGCCGGTATTGTCACCGTCGGCAGTGCGCGTCACAGCCTTGGTGGCGTTGGCCGGGTAGACGTAGACGGTGGGCGCCGTCTCGTAGCTGGTGCCTGGCACGGTGATGTTGGCCGATGCGATGCCATCCTCGCCCAGCGGCGCGGTGAACCCGGGCACGACGACGAGGCGCGGCTTCAGATTGCGGCCATAGAGGCTTTCGCACTTCTTCAGCGCGTGCACGCCCGTCTTGGTGGGGCCGTCGCCGATGATGTTCGACAGCGTCTCGTTGATGTCCGCGCCCTCGGTGACGCGGATCACGTAATTGTAGGTCGCCACCTGGTCGAACGATGCATCGAGTGACGCTTTCAGCGTGCCGGCGCTGCCCAGCGCGGCGGCCTTCGAATATTCGGCCTTGCCCTTGATGAGGATCGGCTTGTTGAGCGGGAAGACGTCGGCGTCGGCATCGGGTGCCGTGCCGATGTGCGCGATCACCGCCGACTGGCGCGTGCGGCCGAGTACGGGTGATTCCTGGCTCTCGAATACGCGCGAACCGTGGTGGAAGGCGATGTCTGCCATTTTAGTCTCCTGACACAAGTGGCGAGGTTGAGCCCGGCTCGCGGGCGACGAACAAGCGGACAGCCGGCGCCAGCGCCGGGGCGCCTTGCGCCCTGGCTGCCGCCAGATTGGTTGATGTCGGGACGTGAACTTCAGCGGCGCTCAGAGGCCAAGAGCCGCCGCTCGTGTCACCGAAACCTACGCGGGCCAGCCCGCGTTGAGGTCGTAGGCGCGAACGCTGGACGCGTCTGCGCAAGCGAGGATCGCAGCCTTGTGGGTGAGATATGCCAGCATGTACGCGTCCTTCACCGCGAGCAGCGCACCGCCGATCGCCGCGAAGTCAGAATGCGTGCAATTGATGGGCGTGACAGCGCCTTTCGGGAAGTACGCCCGCGGATTCTCGACCGGCACCCCGACCGCAACCGCGGTGTTGATGCCAATGATGTTCTCCCGCGTCTCACGATCGACGCCGAACTCGTATGTCGTGCCGCCGATATCCAGGGTCGCGACGGCGACATTCTCAAGCAGCGACTCGCACTGGGCCCAGGCCTCAGTGACGCGCTGCGCCTTCAAGACGTCGATCGGCGTCTCGTCGGCCCATGCGCCGTCGCGCCAACGCCAATAAGGCATGGTGCTCGGCGGGGCGGTCGTGGCGATCTCCGTGCAGTCGGCGAACGCCACGTTTCCGATGTAGGCGCCGTCGGCGTCGACGCCGTGGATGTAAATCCACGCCTGAGTGTCGAAGTCGTACACCCAGTTATCGCCGTTGGGTGGTGCGCTACTGACGACGTGATAGGCCTCCGCTGGGCTGCACTCACCCAGATAGAGCCCGTCGGCGTCAACGCCGAGCACACGCTGATAGTCCGCGATGTCCTGCGCATCGAGCCAAGCGTCGACGGAGACAATTTCGCCCGCCGACAATTGCGAGGTGATGCCGTCGACAACCTTCGTCGAGTTCGTCTCTTCGGCGTAGAGGCTATCGAAATCGAAGCCGACGTCAGGCTTCGTGGTCAGTCTCGCCGACACGCCGCCTACACGAATGAACCCGGCGCCGTTCGCCCACGTCACAGTGTTCGTCTGAAAGCTCGACATCAGGAAACTGTCCCCTTCACGTGAGTGCCATCGTTGCCGCCGAGCCAGGTCACGGCGTAGCCGTTCCGGGCGATGGCCTTTCCGGCTGCACCGCCTGGTGCCGAGCCGGCCCAACCGGCTGCGGCCCCCGCACTCCCCCACCCGCCGCCTGCGCCGCCGTTCTGGTGAGAAATGCCACTACTCGCGACGCCTGCGCTGCCGGGCCCGGAGAATGTTCCGGTTCCACCCGCGCCAGAGCCGGAGCCACCGCTGCTGGCGTTGTATGATTGACCGCCGCCGCCGCCTGCCGCAGGCGACCCGTTCTCGCCTTCACCGCCCGCGCCGCCGCCGCCGCCGCCAAAGATGTAGCCGCTGGTGTTGTCGATGGTCACGGCGATGCCGAGGGATATCGCCGCCCCCCCCGCGCCCCCAGCCCCTCCGACAACACCCGAGGTGCCCGGAGCGCCGTTGCCGCCAAGCCCACCTTTGCCGATGATGTATCCGGAATTGATGATTGTGATCGTCGAACCGGATGCGAAACCGGAAATGACCAGCGCCGCCGTCCCAGTGCTTGTCGAGTAGATCGTGCCGGTGTTGGTGAAGACGACGTTGACCGGCCCGGCTGGCGAACCGGCAGCCGTAAAAAGGTTGTAGTTGGCGACGACGCTCGAATTGCTGAGCTGAATGCTGCCGCTGAAGACCTTCTTCCAGCTTCCAGCTTGCCGGACGTAAGCGGCCTTTACCGGCTTCCACGAGCCACCGACGTTCACGTATTGCTTCTTCGTCTGCTTCCACGCGCCAGAGACGCGGACACTCGTCGCCGGTGCGGCCATCGTTACGCCTCGCGTTCGAACCAGAAATCGCCGTCGGCACCACCCGAGGGCGTCGAGGTCGAGACCGTAAACGTCGCGCCCTTCCACGTGTCAGCGTCCAGTCCCGAGCCGGGACCATCGACAGTCAACACCTTAGAGAGCACGTCGGCGGCCGTGTAAGCCGACGCATCGAGCTTCGCAGCAAGCCCGGCCGTCGTCGCTTTCCCATCGAGCGCGGTCTGCAGCCCGGTTATATCGGCGATGACGTGCCCGTGCGCCGGTGGGACGTACCCCGCCAGTGCCGCCGCGATCGCCGCGTCCGTCTGTCCGGTCGTGTACGCGCCGACCTGCGCCGCCGTTGTCGCGTGCGGGTTGTCGGTGCGGGTGGCGTGCTCCAGGTCCGGCGGCGCCGAAACGCGGATCTTCCACGCGTCGAACGTGCCCTCGCCTACGGCGCCGGTTGCATCGACGACGAGAATGCCGGTGGTGCGGTCGTAGCTCGTGACGGAGGCAATGATGCCGCCGTCGTCCGGGTCCTCGATCGCAGACAGGGCGACGTAATCCGTCACCACCCATGCCGAGCGCGTCTCGGGCGTGACGACGAACGTCATCGCGCCGAGGCCGATCTCGTTCTCCGTCAGGCTTTCCGCCTCGAAGCGCGCGCCGACGCTTTCGAGCTGGGCAATGGCCGACTGGATAACCGGCGTGAACGTATCGTTCAGCCGCTGCAGCCCCACCGCCGTCAGATCGTCGACGGCGGCATCGATGCGGTCGCCGTCGAGTTCACGCGCGTGCATGCGGTTGTCGATGTCCTCGAACCGCGTGTTCCAGAAATCCGGGTCGCCGAGATTGTCGCCCCGCTTGATCTGATAGCGTTCGTAAAGGCGCATGCTCGACCTCGGCTGTCTGGCTTAGAGCTTCTCGTAGGACGCGACGGCATCGCCGAGCGCGGTAACCACCTTGCCCTTCAGCCGCACATCGTCCTGCGGGCGCAGCATCATCCGGCCGTACGGCACCGCCCGCGTCAGCGTCACCTTGTAGGTCGCCTCCGCCTCGATCGCTGACGCCACGGCAGCAGTCTCGCCTGACTTCTTCTTAGCCATATCATTCTCCTGAAGTTCAACTGGCCGCGTCAGCGGCCTGGGAGCAAGGCGACCCGCCGCGTGGCGGCGCCCCCGCGGAGTGCGCCGTCGCGCAGCGACGACAGCGCGCGTGAGCGCACTACAACGCCCAATGCACCCGCTCGGACACGTTGAACGTGTTGCCGGCCGAGTTGGTCGTGCCGCCGATGATCAGCCGGAACGTCGAGCGCGCGGTGCCGAGCTGGAAGCGGAACGTGCGCTCGATACGGTTCGGAATGTCGGGCAGGTCCGCCAGCGCCACGGTGGTCGTCGCGTCCGGGTCCTCCGTGACGGCGCCGACAATGTCGCGAAGCTGGCAGGTCAGATCGTGCGGCGTCTCGTCGAACCCTTCGGCGATCAGCTTCACATAGATGTCGTCGCTGGCCGAGCCGAGCGTAATGACGTCGGACACGTGCGTCAGCGCCGTCTTCGGCCGCGATATCTTCACGCGGCTGCCCGTGAGCATCACGCCCGGCATCATGTCGCGCGTGCCGACGAAACGGGCGCGGAACTGCGCCAGCGGCGGCGTTGCGGCGAATGCGGTCAGATCCTCGACCGCCAGCGGATACCACGCGCCCGAGCCCGACGGGCGCACCTCGAAAATCAGCTCCGTGGATGCCGGTTGGATGAGGCTGGCGAGAATGTCGATGTTGCGGATGCCGCCGTCGAGATTGATCGGCTCCATCTCGATCGACACCTGCGGCGCCGCGAAGCGGGCGCCCCACAGCTCGAGCAGCATGTCCTTCGTCAGGTCACCCTGGAAATAGGCGCCGTCCGTCGAATAGAAGAACGTGCCGTCGAGATACTCCTGCCCCTGCGCCATGCCGATCTTGTGGTTGGCATTGGATGTGAGCACCAGCGCATAGCGCTTGCCCGACTTGAGGAAGGTCGGCGTCACCGCAACGCGCGTGAAGCCATTCACCTCCAGGCTGCCGTGCGCCACGGTCTGCTGCAGGATCGCCTTGTCGAGGTCCGGCACGCCGTTGGTGATCTCGCACACGGTGATATGCACCGCCTCGTTCGCCGCCTTGACGGTGAGATAGAAGCCGATCTGCGTCAGCCACATATCGTTGGCGACGAGAAAGCTCTGCGCCACCTGCGCACCCGTGATCGAGTGCTCGGTGATGACGTAGTCCCAATAGGGTTCTTCGTACGTGTCGACCCAGACCTGACGCAGCCGCAGCGTCGCGTGCGCGCCGCCGGTGTTGCCCTCGATCAGCTCGAAGGTCTCGCCGTTCTTCTGGAAGGTCCCGGTGGTGCTGTCGTAAGTGCCGCTCTTCCACCACGCATTGTTGGTGCACACAGTGAACACCGAGCCGTAGCGGATGCGCTGGCGCGACATCATGCGTTGCACAACGTCGAAGGTCTGGAACCCGTACTGCGCGATGCCGAGGTCGGAATGATAGGGCCCGATCTGCATCTTCAGGATGGACTCGTAAGCCGGCAGCAGCAGCCCGTTGGCGGCCTTCGCGGCGTTCGGATCGTTCGCCGAGAAGATGTCCATCTCGAACTCGTCGGCGTTGGCATCCGGGAAGCGGACGCCTTCCTCGACGAGGCAGTCATAGCCGAGCGCCGCCGCGTTGGCAGTGTCGCTCTCGCTCGTATCGAGGAAGCGGTCGGCGCCGTAGTCGGTGGCATCGTCCGGGATCTCCAGGCGGGCCTTGACGCGGCCCATGTCCTGCATGAGCTGCACGATGAGGCTCGACTGGCCCTTCTGCGCGAGCTTGTTGGCAAGCGCGGCAAGGTCCGACGCCAGCGAGTTGACGCGCGGCTCGATGTTGGTGCGGAACGCTTCCAGCGACTTCGTGCGGACGTCGACGCCTTCGGTGGATGCCACGCGGTTGTCCGTGAGCATCGTCACCGATACCACCTGCGTCGTGTCGAGCAGGATGTAGGCAATGGCGACGTGGCTCGACGGGATTGGCGTCGGCTGTGGCTCGGCCGATTCCGCGCCAGCGGTGAACGACAGCACCGCGTCGTTGCTTAGCACGGTCGCGACCGACTGCGGCTCGCGGATATCGTTGTCGACGTCGACCAGCACGTCGCGCTCGATCGTTTCCGTCTGGTTTGCCTGCCCCGTCACGGAGACCGTCACGATTTTCTTTGACGCTGCGGCGAGGTAGGTCAGCATCGACTGCGTCGTGGTCGCCGCCTTGCCGTACATCTTGCCGTCGGCGTCGTAGAAGCGGCCGGGCTGCACCTGAACCTCGGCCTGCGAGCTTTTCACCACGCTGAAGCCGCCGAAGCGGCGCGAGGCTGTCACGGCATCGCCCACCAGCTTGGCGAAGGTGTCGCTGGCGAACTCGCTGATACGCGTGTGGTCGATCGCCTGCTGCTCGCGGTAGTCGGCGAAAATTGGCTGCTTGAGCATTGCTGTCCCTCTAGTTCGGTCTGCCGACGATGAAGTTCTCGCCGGCAAGGAAAACGTTGCCGGCGATGAATTTCTGCTCTGGTCCGGTCCAGATCATGATTTTGTCCGACAGTCGCTTGGCAGCGACGATGGCGGCGCGTACCCGGTCGACGCGCGCCTTCGCGGTCGACGGAATCCAGAATTTCGTGCGCGGCTCGATGATGCCGTCGCCGGCCTGTCGCCGCGGCTTCTTCCCCGGGATCGACACCGAGATGTGCGCCGTGTGCGCCGGAAAGCCGTAGCGTCCCGTGCCCATGATCTGCACCGCGGGCGGCCGCGCCGGGCTCGACCCGTCATTGACGGCGTAGCGCTCGAAGATGCGCTGCGGCGCCGTCGACGGCACGAAGCAATCGACCCCGCAGAACCCGCCCGAGAACACACCCCCGCCGCCCGTGCGCCGTTGCACCACGCGTTCGGGCTCGGCCGTCACCGGCTGCAGCGTAGGCCCGAGCGCGCTGCGCCACGGCTGTTGCGGCGTCGGCTGGATCGTGACCAGCCGCTTGCGCGCATCGCTGGGGATGAAGAACTTACCGCTCCCCATGACGCCACCCGAGAACACGCGGCGGCCGGCCGGTGCGCGAATGTGCAGGCGGAAGTAGTTGCCGAACTCGGTAACGGTCGTCTCGGTCTCTTCCTCGTCGACTACCCAGCGCACGCGCCGGCGCAGTCGCGAAAGTGCGTCCGACGGTATCGAGAAGCTGTTCTCGACGAAGTGCGCGTGGCGCTGCCCGCCGTAGAAGGCCTTTTGCGCCGGCGCCGGAGCTCGTTCCTGAATGCGCCATGCGCGCACCTGGGGCAGTTTTTCGAGCCATGCCTCGCGCGCCTCGCGCGACATCGAGGCGCCCGAGAACACTTTCTGCGGCGGCGTGATGATCTCGCGCACGCTGCCGCCGGCATAGCGGACATACTCACGGATGGCGTAGGCGGTGCCTTTGCGCTTGTGCAGCGGGAAAGCCCGCGCGGTGACGTTGCGCTTCGTCGCCTCGGGCCAATCGTTGTTCCAGATGTCGACCGACCGCTCCCACGCGAGGAACGGCAGCACCGATGCCGGAGTGTCGTACGGGCGGAACGCCTCGGCGATCGGCGTCGGGACATCGATAAGGCGCCGCGTGCCGCGCGCCAGGCCACGCTCGTAGGGCGTGGCGTTGGGCGGCAGCAGGTCGAAGTCCGCTGCGGTCATCTATGTCCTCAAACGGTCTCGACGGTGGCCGTGCGGCCCGTCATGAACGGGATCTGGTCATCGTTGCAGATGACGTCGACGGCCGGCGAGACGACGGTCACGGTCTCGACGCCGGACACGAACGCGGCGGCCGAAATACCGGCGCGATAGACCTCGGCGCCGATCTGGTAGCGCTCGGCCGCGTATTTCGTAATCCGCGCCTCGATCTCCGCCTTGATGGTCAGCGGGTCGAAGCCGCTGCGCACCTTCACCTCGACCGCGATGGCGTAGTCGACGCGCGTGGCCTTGCGCACGACCGTAATATCCGTAAGCGGCACGGTGTCCTCGCGATCGAAGACGGCCTTCAGCTTGGTGACGACGCTGTCAGCCACCTGAGCGCCATCGAACCCGGCGAGGATCGTGTCGACGCGGCCCGTCCCGGGCCCTTCCGGACAGTATGCCCATGCATCGGCAATGGACGCGTCCGTTGACAGAGCGTGAAAAATGTAGGCCCCGCGCGCCCCCGTTGTCGCAAAGGCCTCCGGCGCCAGTTGCAGACGGCGGCGATAGCGCTCGTCGTCCTCCATGATGTCCTCGCCCGTGTCCGGGTCGGTGCCCATCACCATGCGCGCGACGGCGAAGTCCGCACCCTTGTGGTCGAGATCGGTGCCAGACGCGTACGCCAGCAGAACGGCGCGCACGGCATCGTTGACGCGGGCGCGCAGCAGCAGCTCGCGGTAGGCCGCGACCTCCAGCACCTTCACCGCCGGGTCGCTTTCCAGCGACGCCACGTTGTAGTCGAGGCCGAGCGCGTTGAAGCGCGCGACGACGTCCGCCTTCATCAGCGCCAGGATGGCCTCGTAATCCAGCTCTTCGACAACGGCCGGCTTGGCGAGGTTGTTGAGGCTGACGACAGTGAAGCCGCTCACATCACGCTCCTAAATCCGCGCTCGGCGAGTTGCACGATATCGATGACCAAATCTGACGCATTGGCCGGTGTCGTGTCGCCGAGGTGGCCACGCGGGATGTAGTCGCCAACCAGGCGCAGCGTCGTGTAACCGTCGGCGCTGACGTCCACGAAGTACACTTCCTGCAGTTTGAAGCGCGGCTCCCACTCGTCCAGCGCCTCGGCTGTCGCGCTGTAGAACATCAGCAGCGAGTAGTCGTTCATCGGCGCGTCGATGAGCTTCGGCACATTCGACCCGTAGGCGCGCCGCATGACGCGCGTGAGCACGCGCGTCGTCAGAATGTCCTCGATCGACTGCTTCACATGCTCCCAATCGACCAGCACCTTGCCGGTGCGCCGATTGATGCCGATCGAGTCCGGCATACGTTACGCCTTGGCGCGAGAGCGGCGCGCGGGCTTGGTCTCGTCGACAGGTGCGGCCTCGGTCACCGCCTTCATCCGGTGCAGCTCGTGCTGCGCCTGCTTCGGATAGAGCCTGATCCGCTCGCCGACCTTGTAGAAGTCTCCTGCGAAGAAGCCGCCATCGGTGAACTCGTAAAGTTTCTTTTCGTCAGCCATCGCCGTTGCCCTCAGTCTGAAATCTTGAACCAGTCCGAACCCGTGGTTGGATGCCCGCAGCCGGCTTTATGCCCCTGCCGGCAAACCGGAATGCCGTTGATCGAGACGAAGCTCGATCCCTCGGCCATGTTGTCACCGCCCGGCACGTGCGGGAAAAAGCCGTGCGGCGTGTTCACGTCACCGAGCACCATCCACAGCATGCCTTGCACGGTGACGAGCGTCTGGTTTGCGCCGATCTGCGCGCCGGCAGCGGTATCCATTGATCGCCGCGCGACGCCGAACATGCCTCAAGCCTCCGGGATAGGGCCGAAGAGCCCTTGCATGAACGTGGCGGCCGCCACAGCACCGAAGGCCTCGGCGCTATCCGCGCACCAGTTGAGCAGCCCCGCGTCGTCGAAACTGTACGTGGTGCCGAGAATGTTGGCGCTCCCGCTCGTGAAGGGGCCGCCCACATCGCCCTCGGCCGTGAGTACCATTGCGCCGCCCATAACGCGGCTCTGGAGTGTGATGATGGCCTGCTTTACTTGACGAGCGATGGGCGTCGGGACGCCGCCGACATCCGCCACGTCGATCTCTTTGTGGCTGTGGCTGCTCACGGCAGTGACCTTCCAGCCGCGCTGTGGGTCGACGATCTGCGCCTTGATGGCTGCGAGCATGTCCGCGGGCATCTGCATGGTAACGCCGTCAGCTCATAGGAATGTCGCTGGCGTCCATCGCCGGCTGGGTCGTAATCGACGAGTTCTCGTTCTCGAACTCGATCTTGCCCGACTTCACCTTCACGTTCGGCACGGTGTGCTCGAACGCGTCTGGCGTCATCAGAATGGTGTGCTTGTCGCCGATCTTGATCATCGCCTCGCCGCCTTTGTTGTGCGGGCGCGGGTTGGCGTTGGATGGCAGCGAATTGCCGATGACGGCGTCGGTGAAGTCGCCGGAATCGGACTCGACGACGACGTGCTCCCCTTCCGCTGGCGGGAAGTGCGTCTTGATCGAGCCCATGGCAATTTCCTTCCACGGGATCGGGCCGGTGAGATATGGCTGCCCCGTCGCCGGATCCTTGCCGATGTCGACGCGCGCGACGCCGTTGGCAATGTCGACCTCCGTGACCTTGCCCTTGCGCGACCTGTTCTCCAGCCGCCGCTCGATCTCTTCGATGCGGTGGTAGAGGTCGACGATCGACTTTGCCATGCTCACGGGAGCGTCCCCGGTGACACTGCATGCGTGTCAGGCGTCACGCCTTCGAAGTCGGGCGACGTTCCTTCGGCGGCTGCTGGCGGCGTGAGTTGTAGCGCCCGCGCCTCGCCGAGTGTCATGCCGTAGCCACCGCGCAGCTTCTGCCAGTCCGGCAGATCCACGGGCCCACCTTCGATGAGCGCGTGCAGTGTAGGCGCGATCGGTGCCAAGTCATCCGTGGCGTCGACGAGCGCCAGAAACCGAGCCCACGCCGACGTCGGCGCGATCGGGTCACCCGGCACCGGGTCGCGCAGCAAATCGACCGTCAGCACGATTTGCCGGCCAGCGAAGCGCACACCGTCACGCATCGACGACCCGCGCCGGTCCTGCCGGTTGCTGATCGTGACCGCGAACTCCCGCCACATCTCCGCCCACGGGCTCAGCGGGCTCATCAGCGCGACAGTGATCTGCCGAGTAATCACGCCAATGATGAACTCCATTTCGGCGTCTGTCTCTATCGGCGTCAGAACGTCGGCTTCCTGCTCCGGCTGTGTCTCCGTTGCCGGCATCTTCACCTTCATGCGCTGCGTGACCATGACCTCGATAACGAGGTCCTGCTTGCCGCCGCTGAAGAGCTGCCGCTGTTCGGTCGTCGCCGTCGTGCAGTCGTCCGTGTAGACGATGATCACGGGCTCGGACGCATCCTTGACGTAGTCCTCGATCGGCCCTTGCTCGGAATCCCGCACCTTGTCACCGACCAGCGTCTCACCGCGCAATGCCCGGACGGTGCACAGACGGAGTGCTTCGCGCGCGAGCGACATCAGTCTGTCCCCACCTTGACGAGATTGACGCGAAGGCGGGCCGGGTCAGACTTGTCGACGCGGCCGACCTTGTAGCGCTGGCCTGGACGATCCGGCAGCGTCACCGCATCGTCTTTCTTGATCTCGGCACCAGCCGGCAGCACTTCGCGGCGGATCTCCGCCTCGAGTTCTTCGTACGGCACCCGGGATTCGAGCGTGCCGATATCGGCCGACGACGGGTCGACGAAATCGACAAGGCCGGTGACGTCAATGAGCGGCCGGGTGTTGTCTGCCGGGCGCCCGAAGTCTCCGCTCACGAGCGGCGTGATCACGATCCGCTCGCCCATGTGCTGGTCGAGCCGCCCCTCCATCGTCGAGAGCGCGGCAGCGAATGGCGATGCCATCAGGCGGCCGGCTGCTCGGTCTCACTCTCGACGGCGGCTTGGCGCGCCTCGATCGCGGCGATGAGATCGGCTTTGTTCATCCGTGCGGCACCATCGATGCCTTCGGCCAACCCCAGCAGTTCTGCTTTCGTCAGGTCCGCGAGCTGCAACTCGCCACCCTCGTCGGCCGCTGGCTGCTCCGGTCCGCCAGTTGCAGCGCCGCCGTCAGTGCCCTGCAAGGTCTGCTGCTCCGCCATGCGCAGCGTCTCGTCGGCGACGAGTGCCAGGATGGCGTGCTGCTCCGGTGTGAAGCTCTGCGCCGATGCACCGAGCACGGGCACCGCCGCACCTTCCGCCACCCACTGCGCGCCGATCTCGTTCGGCACGTTTCCACTCCAACCGGCCGGAAAGGTCTGTTTCGCGCCCGATGCCAGCGGCACGTCGCGCTTCTCGATCATCTGTACGTCCATGATGTCCCCCGTGCGTTTCAAGACGGCCTCAGACGTCGGGCCCGGGTGTCAACCCGGGCCCGCAATGCGAGGTCGCTAGATCATCCGCCGTTAGTTGCTGAAGGTATTACGGACGACCAGACGCGGCTGCTTCACCAGATGCAGCGGATAGCTGAACGAGTGCAGTTCAAGGCCCATGTTCAACTTCATCACGTCAGGTTTGACGTAGAGTTCCTCGCCGATCGTGTTCACGGCCTCCATGAACTCGCCAGGACCGAAGAACGACTCGAACGTCTCGTTAGTGCCGAGCGGCACAGAAATCGCCTCGTTCTCAGGGATGAAGCGGTGCGTGACGATCGACCCGTCGGACTTCTTGAACGAGCACTGCCCGCGGTGGCGGAAGTACGTCACGCCCTTGTAGTTGAACGGACGCCGCAGCAGCTCCCGGTTGGGATTAGGACCTCCCTGCGCCTCGAAGTACCGGTAGGCCTCTCGGAAGTCCTTATTCTTCAGAAGCGCCTCGTGGTAGCCCTCTGAGCAAAACTTGACGATGCCCGTGATGGTCTCGCCGAACGCCTCGTCTTCGAGGTAGTCGAGCAGCGCCATATTGGCATCGGAGATTGCGTCGATGGTGTCAGGATCACCGAGTTCCTCGTCGATGGTCTTCTGCGTCTCGCCCATCGCGTCATAGACGTTGTAGAGCACCCGCACGCCGTCGGCGTCGTAGACGTTGCCCTTCAACGCACCCCAACGGAGAAATTCCTTGGTCTGGCGATGTTCGCGCTGAATCTTGTCCAGCTTCTCCATCACCTTCTCGTCGAAAACCTCCGTCTGGTCGTCGGTGCCGAACTTGCGCACGCCCTGCAGACTCTCAGCAAGAAGCGTGTGCTTCTTGGCGTGACGGAAGGTCGGCAGAAGCCGAATATTCGCCGGGTCGGGATCGTCATCGCCCGGTGCGGGGGTGCCGATCGGCGACGTCGGGATGATGTGAAGCGTCTGCTCGCGCCGCTCGATCTTTACGAACCGATCGGGGATGCCTTTCTCGGCAAAGATGCCGAGCGAGTTGAGCAAGCCGTACTCATTCTGGCGGTTGTTGATGGCAGCCGTCAGCTCCACCACGGTGTACCGCTCATTGACGATAGCGTTGATGTCCATGTCGTTCGTTCCTCGTGCTGCCGCGGCGGAGCGCGGTGATGATCAGAAGCGCTGGTGCGAGACGATGCCGAGCGCGGCGAGCTGCGCGAGCGCGGCTTTCTTCTGGTCGGCCGTTGCGCCCTCAGGCCAGACGAGCTGGCTGGGGACGATCTGCGCCGCACCGATAAGAACCGGCGCCTCCACATCAGCCGACGTGGCGTCGGCGAGGTGAATGAGAATGGCCGCCGCCTTCTCCGACCCGTCCGCCCCAGCAAAGTCGATCGGCACGAACTTCTTGGCCGCCGTCGACACGGTGATGTTGAAGCGATCGCCGACCACGAAGTCGGCGGCGCCGTCGGCGATGACGAACTTCACGCCGTCGGCGAACGTGGCGCCCACCGCGACGTCGCCGATCACGACACCGTTGGGGTTCTCCACGCGGAACGTGCCGGCGTTCGCCGCAGCGGCGATGCAGGTCACGGCGTAGACGCCGTCGATCGCCCCGGCGAGCACCGGATTGGTCGCATCGAGCGTCATCGTACCGTTGCCGGTGTTGCCGCCAGCCTTCGCAGCGGCTTCGGCGCTGCCGCCCACAGCGCCCAGCACGGTCCCGGTCGTGAGAACACCGGAGCCGCTCTTGATGACGCCGCCGCGGCGATACAGCGTCGGGTCGAGTTCGTGCTTCAGCCAGCTATGCGCGAGCTTCGGATAGGTTGCAACGACAGTCATGGGGATGTCTCCTTAGCGATGTTCGCGCTGCGCTCAGGCCGGCTTCTTCGAGCCGGGCTGCTTGGCGGCCCAGGACGAGAAGCTCGGCTTCTGCGTTTCCTGACCGGAGGCGTCGGTCGACGCGTCCGGCTTCACGCCGGCGGAATTGCCGGGCTTCGCCATGGCGGCGGCGAGTGCGTTGGCCGGTGCCGCCGCAGCAGCGCCTTCCTCGGGCGATGCCTTCAGGATGGCCTCGGCCTGATCGGCGGCGATGTCCGTCTCCAGGGCGAGATGGTTGGCGAGCGCCGGACGCTTCTTCGCGGACTCGCATCCCATGATGGCCTTGATGCGCGCTTTGGCGTCGGCTGCCGCGTTTGCCGGCTGCGCAGCGGCAGCAGGCGCCGCAGCGGGAGCAGGCTCCTGTGTCTGAGCGGCGGGCTTCGGCGCCGAATTGACAGCCACCGTGGCGAGTGCAGCCGCGATCAAAGCTTCATAGTCCGGCCGCGCGGCGGCCGGGGCATTCCCGTCGGACATTGTCCGTCCTCCTGTTTTGGATTGCCCGCGCGCGCTCCGAGACGAGCCCTTGCGGATGTGGTCGATGAGTTCCTCGAAGCTCTTCACGCCATCTGCGAGCTTTGCTTCGACGGCCTTTTGGCCGGAGTACACACGCGCCTGCGTCGCGCGCACCGCCGCCTCATCGATCGGACGGTGCTTCGCCACGTGGCGAACGAAATCTGCGTAGATCTGATCGATGGAACTGGCCATCTCGGCGCGCGCGCCGTGTGTCAGCGCCTGATAGGGGTTGCCGTCGGCCTTGTGGTCGCCTGCGAAGATGATCGTGGTATCGACGCCAGCCTCATCGAGCATGCGCGCAAACGACGTGTGCATCGCGATGACGCCGATCGAGCCCGCCATGCCCTGCCGCGACACGTAAAGTTCGTGCGCCGTGCAGCCGATAGCGTACGCGACCGACGCCGCCATGTTCGCCGCTACGGCGTAGACCTTCTTTTTCTTCTTGAGGTCGCCCATCTCGGCGACCAAGTCGAGCATGCCAGCGGCCATGCCCCCAGGGCTGTCGATGTCGAGAATGACGGACTTGATCGCGTCATCCTTCGCGAGGCGACGGAACTGCTCCGCAAGCCCCTCGTAGCTAGTCATCCAGCCGTAGTAGTCGCCCAGCCACTCGCCGCGGTCGAACAGCGTACCTTGCACCGGCACGATGGCGATGCCGTCCTCGGTGACGCGGTACTGCGAGCGCTGATCCTTGGTGCCGATGAACTTCGATGCCCACGGGCCGGAGATCTGCGCATCGAACGCCTTCTCCTTGATGGCATCAGCCAGCATCTGCGCAGCGCCGGCTTCCATTGCCAGCGGCTGGTTCTTGATCTTCGAACCAAGCCAGTAGGACAAGCCGGGCCCCCCGGAACGGCCAAGCCGCTCCGGCGCAATGATGTCAGCCATGAAGGATCGTCCTTAGTTGCTGCGGCGGTAGCCCTGCACGCGCGTGCCGTCGCTCCGCGTGTATTCCTTCACCATGCCGTTGCTCGACGGCTGCGAGGCCGCTGCCGCACGCTGCCCCCGCGATTGCACTGGGGCTGTGGTCGGCGCCTGTGCCTTACGCGCGGCCGCGTCGTTGAGATAGGCGCGCCCCTGCCGAATTTCCCCGCGCTTCTGCAGCACTGAGGCCATCGTCGATTGGAAAGGCGAATAAAAATCCTCCGCCTTCGGATGCATCTTGCCCATCTCCATCGCGTTGGTGACGCGATCCCACAACTGCACGCCTTTGTCCGCCGGGTTCGCCGCT